CCGGCCACCGAGCTTCTCGCCCATGATGCCGCTAACGCTTTTAGATCTTTCATTTTTTCTTCTCCTTTGGCTTTGCCTGTGGAAGTGGCTCGACCACTGGATATTCTCCAGCATAAGCAACAAGCTTTGGCCTAGCGAAACCAACAATCTCCTTGCCAATATAGCGACGCTTTACCATCACCATTCCGCCGTTGCGTTGATCTCCCGTGCCGGAGGTGTTGCCTTCGATGCAAAGAACGCTAGTCTTGCCAGTCCTGACAACAATGCCGATGTGACTGATGCGATCAATGCCATCGTGTGGAAAGTCCATAAAGCATAGATCTCCAAGCTGCGGCTTATCTTCAATCCATCGCCCGCGCTCTTTCATTTTGTGAGCACCGGCAGCCGTTGAAACCATTGATGGAATCTCGACGCCGGCAGTATGAAAGACCCAGTTGCAGAAAGATCCACACCAGGGCAATCCGTCTGCCTTTGTGAACTTGCCGTACTTCGTCAGATTCTCGCCAGTCTCAATCGTGCCAACTTCAGCTAGTGCGACTTCAATGATCCGAGCAGCAGTGCCGTCTGGATAGTTAGCCATGAATCATCTCAGTCAAGTGTTCCACTTATAGCCCAAGTGCCTTTAAGTCATCAGCCGTCAAACCAAGTGCAGCAAGTTTTGTTTGTGCCGTTGTTTTTGCTGCTGCATCACTTGCCACCTGCTCAAGTTTTTGTCTAGATGATTCTAAAATTGCTTCGTGTTGAGCCTGCTCCTGATTGGTCATTTCGCGAGTAGTTGTTTCTTTTGTGGTGTTATCGTATTCAGTCATCATTTTGTTTGTCATTATGATTTCGCCAATCCATAAACTGTTATTACTGCGGTTAAATTGCCTGACCAAGAGAAGGTACAGCCATCATATTGTGTAGTAGTTTTCAACTGACCCATAAAATTATATGCTTCCGCAAATAAAGTGCCTGCACCAATAATGCTTGTGTGTTCAGCGACCTGTGGATTGGTTACATCAAAAACAAAAGCGCCTTGCTTGTTGTTCTCATTATAGGAAATGTTTTGGAAAGTAGTTACGCCTGTGCTTGACTGACTGCTAAAGGATGCTCCAGCCCAATCTCTGCCATAACGCCCAAAATGGTAATTGCTTGTACTGTCATCAGAACCGCTTGCGCGTAGATTTAGGCTAACACCTGTTGAAGTTGATGACTGAGTTATGGTCATTGAAATTCTGTAATTGTCATAAGTTGATGTGAAAATGCTATTGAGTGAAAGTGGAGAAGCCGACGCACTTAGAGAGGTGCGTGAGATAAAAGTCAAACCGCTTGCTGCGGCTGCTGGCGTAGCCCATTTCAAGCCTGTTGGAGAAACTGTTGAATCTGCTGTCAAGACCTGTCCGTTTGTACCGACTGTTAAAGATGCGAGAGTATCGGCAGCAGTACCAACAAGAAGATCAGCTTTTGCAGCGATTGCATAGTTTGTAGTATCTGCAACATATTTCAATCCTGTTGCCTGAACTGAGTCTGATACTAAGCGCGTTTCATTTGCTCCCACGGCCAATCGCGCATCCACTGTTGTAAAACTAAATAAATCGCCCTTAGTTGTCAGTGGTGTCTGATCTGTTGGAGTGACCCACGTGAAATCCATATTTGTTCCAGATGTTTTCGATAAGACTTGACCAGTTGTGCCACCAAGTAAATCCTGCATTGATGTATCAACGCCCTGACCAAAGACGTTAAAGTCGGCTGGCAAGTCAGTGACAAGATCAGCAGAATTCGGCATGACCCAGCCGAAGTAGGTTGTTGGATTAGCCATTCATTATTCCTTTCATCATGAGACGATTGTAGCGTTTGCCCAATCTAATACTGGCGACACACTTGCCCATGTTTCCGATGGCGGAACATCAGCCCACTGCATGGCTTGCAGTGAATAGGCCAGTGGAGACATGAGCAACGTGACATCTAGTTGATTGTAAGAGGCGCGAAAAGTCCAGCCCTCGACGAAGCCTTGAAAGACTCCGGCTGACATATTTGGCGGAAGGTCATTGAGTGCCACTGGCTGACCCATAAACACATTGATAAGAGCATCACGATCTGCATTGTCTAGCTCTGGATTAGTCAAGGCGTAGGTGATGGAATCAAAGATTGGCTGCGGATAAGCTCGAAGTGCCAGATAGAACGCGGCCTGATCTTCGGCGTCAGCTTGATGCTTGATGGTCGTTGTGATGATTTGAGCAAGGTCGCCATAGATTCCGATTGATGCCTGATCAGTGTCGCTGACTTGATTGGCCGAGTTTGTGCCGTAATTGATGGTAATGTCATTCCTGACATCTCCTGCCCTTGTCTTAATGGTGATGCCACGTCCTAGAGCTTGATTGGCAGTTAGATCTGTATATCCATAGGTGGCAAGGTAAGTCGTGCGATGCGTTGAATCTCCGTAGCTGATAAGGCCGGAGGCGTCCTCGTAGAGATAACCAAGTCCAGACGTTGCAAGAGCTGCAACCAAGTCATAAACGACTGTGCGATTGGAAGCGCGTTGAGCCAGCTCATAATTGCCTGGAGTGTCAATTTCTCCGTAGCCAGTGTTCTGCGCTTGCGCCCACGTCTCGGTCGGCTCATAATTAGCCCACGTTAAAGCTGCTGGAACCTGTTGCCAGGTGTTAAATAACACTTGACCCAAGATGCTGGCTATCTGATTGCCGTCAAAGTCTTGAGTCAAGACGCCATCTGTAAGAGCCTTCTGAAGCCTTGCAAGGGCTCCTAGAGCCGTGATGGTGACTTCTTGAGTGTATGCGCTAGAGCCGACCTGTGAGACGCTCACGGCGATGTCCACCACTGATCCACCAAAGATTGGCACATAGGCTGCTGACGTGTCTTGCACTTCGATTGAGATGGTGTCATTGATTTCGTAGGGCAGCGCAGCTTGACCAAAGATGATCAGAGTGACCGAGCAATAGCCGGCTTGAGCTTGTGCGTAGATATTTGTGCGCCCTGATGTAATGCTTAAATTGGCCAGCACCGAATCGGTGATGTCAGTGCCATCAATTTTGACGCGCCAGACTGGAGCCCACTGTGTCATCAGATTGCCTGAAGTGCGCCGGCTCCGCCAGTGCCACGAAAGAATGAGTCATTGAGAACATTGACGATTGTGCGAGCAGTGCCTTCGGCATCTATTGCGCCATTGACTGTGAGATTGATTCGTGCGGCGTTCTGAGAATCCGTAAATCCTCCACCGCCCATAGCAGCTAAGCGAGCCGCATTCTGTGAATCAGTAAAACCACCGCCTACGCGAACCGCACCTGATGCGGCTGATGTAACGCCTCCGCCTGAGGTAGTGCTAGATCCTGTTCCAGTTGATGCCGAAATACTGGGAACCGAGATTGTAGGAATGCTAGGTGTTGCAGTAGTCGTCTTTGGAATGGTAACTGTCGGAACGCTGACTTGTGGAGCTGAGATTTGTGAAACGTTAGGCAAGAATGGAATTGAGTTATAGACACGGATCAGAGCATTAATGCCAGCAACCGCGCCAGCAATCAATCCGTTCAAGCCTTTAATGACTGCGCCGATGACATTGATAACGCCGCCGGCAATTTCGCCGACAACCTTGAACGCTCCGCCCAATACTGTGACCAGAACTGGCACAACGTATTTCTGAATAAATCCGATGAATTCTGTGAAGGCTTCTTTGTTGTTATCGATTGCGTCTGTGATTGGCTTAAAGAATTGAGCAAACTTTCCAAGTGCCGGCACAACCTCATTCACGACGAATTCGACTAGCTGCTGAATAATTGGCAGAAGCTTTGCACCGACTGACTCTTTGGCTTCATCAAAGGTAACTTTAAGAATCTGCAAGCGGCCAGCAAATGTCTCTGCGTTAGCTGCTGCGGCTCCACCGAATAGATCCGAAAGCCTTGTCTCTGTCTCTTCGAATGACATAGCTTTGAGCTCTGCCGAAGATAGTCCGATGCCTAGCTTGCCTAGAGCTGCCGTGTTGCCGTCGTAGGCTTTACCAAGTGCGTTAGCTACTGAATCCAAGCCCTTACCAGTAGCTTGAGAAATGTCGAGTGCAAGATTGAGAAGATCCTGAGCCTTTGTGACGTCGTTTGTTGATAGCGATAATCTCTGCAACGCTGGACGCAGTTTGTCGTCTGCTACACCAGTGGCCAGTGATGTCTTAAGAATCTGCTTCTCGACTGACTTAATCATGTCATCGGTTGCACCAGTAGCATTTTTTAACGCAGTGGCAAGGCGGATCTGTGCAGCTTCATCTTCAATCGCGGCCTTGACTCCATCGACTGCCAGCTTGACTGCATAGGCTCCAGCAGCAGCTCCGGCGGCTGCGAATGCAAGGCCAGCCTTCTTGCTAAATTCGCCCATCTTTGATGATGAGTTATCGACGTCTCCGTTGGCTTGAGCCAGCGACTTCTTAAGTTGATCTACATCAGCAAGAATCGAGAGCTTGAGTGTGCGCGATTGTCCGGCCATTTACCACTCCTTTAAGATTCTGTCGAAAGCATTTTCCCACTTAGCAATCAAGTCTGGCTGGATTTCGCGGAGTGTCGGATAAATAAACCAGCCCTTAGATCCGCGTCCTTCTGTGCCTGACCAGACTGGAAATTGTTTATATTTGTTAGATCCAAATTCTGTTCCGCCCCAGAGATCCTTTGTTGTGGCTCCGCCTGAAAACTTTTGACTTACGAAGCCGAAAGAAAGCTCACCAATCTTGGAAGATTTAGACACACGGGAGCCACTGGCAATTCTATCGGCGGCCTTGCCTCTGGTAACGGCCTTCTGCGCAATCTTGCCCTGAGCAAATTCTGCCAGAGCTGAAGATTCTCTTTTAGCTGCATCAGTAGCTTCTGAATCCATCGCCTTGAATGCTGATGTAATGCGACGAAGATCAGCCTTGTCATAGGCAATCTCAACGTTGTCGCTCACTTTGTTTCTCCAATATCTCGAAAGCCGTATAGATCTGCTCCGCCGTCGTCCATTCGCTCATCGGAATGCCTGTGGCTATTGCTAACTCCACAAGGATTCGATTTACGCTTCCGGCGGCGTAACTTTTGGGAGAACGTCACCGACTGTCACATCGGCCACTGTTTCACACCAGATTTCATAGCCCTTAATTGGCTTGCCACCGGCTTCACGTTTCATCGCATTCCACGCA